TGAGAAAACTACCATGGTACACAAAGGTATTTCTCATAGAAGCTTCAAAAGAGCTTTTACTTTATCAGATGAGATGAAAGTGAAAGGTGCAAAGATGGAAAATGGAATGTTATACATTGCATTAGAGAGAATTGTGCCCGACCACAAGAAACCTCAAACTATTGAAGTAAAATAAATTTATCGGTGGGGTTGACAAAACCCCACCTTTAATATACAATGGTGATATGATAATAAACTACAAATATTCTGAAGACGAAATACTAAAAGAATTAAAAACCTATATTGACAAAACTTATGGTGAACATTACAGTAAGAATAAATTTCAATCTACTGAATTCATTATAGACTCTGGTCATGGTGAGGGTTTTTGTATTGGAAACATTATGAAATACGCTCAGAGGTATGGTAGAAAAGCTGGTAAGAATAGAGTAGATTTAATGAAGATAATTCATTATGCGATTATTGCAATACATAATAATGACTTGGAGATGAAAAAAAATGAAGTTGAGCAATCAAACTAAAGAAATATTAAAGTCGTATGCAAACATAAATCAAAATATTTTAATTAAAAATGGTTCAGAATTAAAAACTGTATCTGCTATGAAAAATATTGTTGCATCGGCAAATGTACCTGACACATTCACTCAAGATATTCCTATTTACAATTTAAATGAATTCTTGTCTGCTATGAGTCTATTCAAAGAACCTGTACTATCATTTACTGAAAAGTATATGACCATTGCAGAAGAAGACAACAGTTCAAGTTGTAAGTATCACTTTTCAGACCCATCTGTTATCGTTACAGTAGATAAAGATATTAAGATGCCATCTGTTGATGTAGAAGTAGATTTTACAGAAGAAGTTTTAAAAAAGGTTACTACTGCAGCTGGTACTCTTGGTGTTTCTGATTTAGTATTAACTGGTCAAAAAGATAGTACAATACAACTTAAAGTAAAAGATAAAAAGAATAATTCGTCTAACGATTATGCAGTTACAATAGGTAATAATGCAACAGCATTTTTTGAGTTTTATTTTAAAGTAGAGAATCTAAAACTATTACCTGGTGATTATAAAGTACAAGTATCATCAAAAGGTATTTCATTCTTTACACATAAAAATTTAGATGTATCATATTTTATTGCATTAGAACCTGAATCAACATATAACGCATAGGAGAGTTTTATGAAAGAAACTTTTCTTTGGGTTGAGAAGTATAGACCTAAAACTATACAAGATTGTGTATTACCAAAAAATCACAAAAAGACTTTTACAGAATTTGTAAATAATGGTATACCTAATTTATTACTAACAGGTGGCCCTGGTGTCGGTAAGACCACTGTTGCCAAAGCAATGTTAGAACAAATAGGTTATGATTATATTCTTATCAATGGTTCTGAAGAGTCGGGTATTGATGTACTTCGTAATAAGATGAAAAACTTTGCATCTACTATGTCTTTAGAAGGTAGTAGAAAGTTTATTATTATTGATGAGGCAGACTATCTAAATCCTCAATCAACACAACCAGCACTTCGTGGTATGATAGAAGAGTTCCATAAGAATTGTGGTTTTATTCTTACTTGTAATTTTAAGAATAGAATTATTGAACCACTTCATAGTCGTTGTAGTGTTGTTGAATTTAATATTCCTGCATCAGAAAAAAAAGAACTTGCACAAGATTTTATGAATAGTATTGAGAGTGTTCTTAATACAGAAAAAGTTAAATACGATAAAAGAGTTATTGCAGAACTCATAATGAAATTCTTTCCTGATTGGCGAAGATGTTTAAATGAATTACAGAGATATTCATCATCTGGCCAAATCGATAGTGGTATTCTTGTAAACCTTTCAGAAAAAAATATGAAAGATTTGATTGTCTTTATGAAAGAAAAAGACTTTACAAGTGTAAGAAAATGGGTTGTAAATAATTTAGATAATGACCCTGCTAGAATTTTTAGAAAGATATACGATAATTTATATCAGTATTTTGATGGTGGTCACTCTATTGCTTCTTCAGTATTGATACTTGCTGACTATCAATACAAAGCAGCATTTGTGGCAGACCAAGAAATAAATTTACTTGCCTGTCTAACTCAACTAATGGGTGAATGTAAATTTAAATAGGAGATATTATGACAATAGAAAATCAATCTGATGCTATGAAATTAGCAAACGATATTCAGATGGCTATGATTACTAAACCAGCATTAACAATGTTAGAAGTTTTTTTACCAAGTTATGTTACTGATGAGATAAACACTCATATTGATAATGTTAGAGATAATGCCAAAAGTTTTTCTCATGAATTAGTGGGTCAAATTAAATCAAACGAAAAGTCTGCACAATTAGATATGGATTTTAAACATAAACCTGTATTAGGATTAAAAAGATTACTAGAGGGTTTTGCACTTTCTTATTTAAATTATCAAGGTATAGTAGAGGCTAAAATAGATTGTTGTTCAATGTGGTCTGTACATAGTTATGAAGGTGATTATAATCCATTACATGACCATGGTGTAAGAACAGATATGGGAATGTCTTGTATATTATATTTAAAAGTACCACCTCAAATTGAAAAACTACCTGGTAGTGCTGAAGATTTTGTCAAAGGTGGTTTGAAGTTGAATCTAAATGGTGCATCTGGTAGCACTGATGGTTTTACTTTTTTTAGTTGGGGTATAAATGGTTCTGCAGATATAAAAAGATTAAAACCAGTACAAGAATCTTTTGTTAAACCAGAAGTTGGTAAATTACTAATGTTTCCTAATTGGTTGAAACATGCAGTGTCACCTTTTTATGGTGATGGTGAAAGAAGAACTTTATCTGCTAATTTTGAAATAGAAACTAAACAAGCACCAATTCTTGCTGATACTAAAGTTTTAGCACAGACTCCAACAAAAGAGTCAAATGAAATTACAGGTGCACCAGTCTAATGGCATATGAAATAAAAGAGTATTTAAACTCAATTAATTTCACTAAAAAAAATGTAATGGATAGTGAAGATGAAATGTATGAAAAAAAATACAATTCATTTATTATCAATAAATGTCTGGCACCATTTAACGATACAATCTTACTTGTAAACGAAATGAATCACCATCATATATTAGACTCAAAGTTAAAGTATGACTTTTTACTAAATACTATTAGAACAAGGAAAAGATATGCTCCTTGGATTAAACAAAGTAAACAAAAAAATTTACAGTATGTAAAAGAATATTATGATTATAGTAACTCAAAAGCAAAATCAGTTCTTGACATACTAGATGATGAACAAATAGAATTCATCAAAAGTAAACTGAATAAAGGTGGAATGAAATGAATGAACCATTATGGACTCTTGATAAGATGCTTGAGGTGACTTTGAAAGAACCAGATGACTTTTTAAAGGTCAGGGAAACACTTTCAAGAATTGGTGTATCATCAAGAAAAGAAAAAAAATTATATCAATCTTGTCATATTCTTCACAAACAAGGCAAGTATTACATAGTTCACTTCAAAGAACTATTTGCCCTTGACGGAAAAGAACACAATATTACAGAAAATGATATAGGTAGAAGAAATTCTATCGCAGGCCTACTCAAAGATTGGAATCTAGTTAGTTTTGACAGCGAACCAGAGCCAAAGGCTCCTTTATCTCAAATTAAAGTTATTTCGTTCAAAGAAAAATCTGAATGGATTCTTGAACCAAAATATAATATAGGAAAGAAAAAGGAAAACGATGAATCAAAAAGCGATTAAACAAAAGTTAATATCAGCATTTTTAGTTCATGCAGAAGGTCACATAAGAAAACATCTTGCAAATGTTGAAGTGTTACTTTCTAATCCATCTGGTATAGGTGAACATGGAGATATTGTTGGTGAGATTGAAAAAGAATTAAAAGAAGTTGCACACTACGAAGATTTAGTAGCTGCAATGAAAAAGTATTTTCCACAGGTTGATGAATTATTTGAGGATTGACTATTATTAAAAAAGGTGATATAATTATATTATGAATTTTTATACTAATGTGGTGCAGTGGGGTAATTTTCTTTTGGTCCGTGGTGTTGAAGGTAATCAAAGACTTAACTTTAAAGTTAAGTATTCACCTACATTATTTGTACCTGTACAAAAACAAACAGATTGGAAATCACTTAATGGTAAAAATCTTATGCCATATAAGTGTGATACAATCAAAGATGCTAAAGACTTTATTCTCAAGTATGAAAGTCAACCACATTTAATCTATGGTCTAGATAGATTTGCATACACTTATATTTCAGATACATTTCCTCAAAAAGTAAATTGGAATAACGATAAGATATTAACATTTACTATTGATATCGAGGTTCAATGTGACAATGGTTTTCCTAATCCTGAAACTGCAATAGAACCATTACTATCAATCACAGTTAAAAATCAACAATCAAAAAAGATTATTGTTTGGGGTACACAACCTTATAAGAATACAAGAGAAGATGTCACTTATATTCGTTGTCCTAACGAACATGATTTAATTTTAGAGTTTATGTCCTTCTGGACAAAAAATTATCCTGATGTTATTACTGGTTGGAATACTGACTTCTTTGATGTTCCGTATCTATGCAATCGTATATTTAAAGTTTGTGGTGAATCGAAGATGAGAGAACTATCACCCTGGGGTAATGTTAGTTCAAGAAAGATTTATTCAATGGGTCGTAATCATTTAATTTATGATATCATGGGTATATCACAACTTGATTATTTACAACTCTATCAAAAGTTTACATACACAAAACAAGAATCATATAGACTTGACCATATTGCTTCAGTTGAACTTGGTGAACAAAAAGATGAAAACCCATATGAAACATTTAAAGAATGGTATGAAAAAGACTTTCAATCGTTTATCGATTATAACATACAAGATGTGGAAATCGTTGACAAGTTAGAAGATAAAATGGGTTTAATTAGTTTACTACTGACGATGGCCTATGAAGCAAAAGTAAATTATACTGATGTCTTCGGCCAAGTAAAATATTGGGATATTTTAATCTATAACTTCTTGAGAAAAAGAAAGATTGCTATACCACAAAAAACTTCACATAGAAAAGAAGAACAGTATGAAGGTGCATATGTAAAAGAACCACAAACTGGTTTACATAAATGGGTAGTGTCGTTTGATTTGAATTCACTATACCCACACTTAATTATGCAATATAATTTATCACCAGAAACATTATTGAAAAGTAAACATCAAGATATTTCTGTTGACGATATGTTAAAAGGTATCAAACTAGATATACCAGACAAAACTACTATGACACCAAATGGTGCTTTATTCAGAACAGATAAACAAGGTTTTCTACCAAAGATGATGCAAGAACTTTACGATGAACGAGTTATTTACAAAAAGAAAATGTTATCTGCACAACAAGAATACGAAGACACTAAAGATAAAAAGTATTTAAAATTAATTAGTCGATATAATAATATTCAGATGGCTCGTAAGATTTCTTTGAACTCTGCTTATGGTGCAATAGGTAATCAGTGGTTTAGATATTATGACAAAGCAATTGCAGAAGGTATCACAAAGAGTGGTCAGTTATCTATTCGTTGGATTGAAAACAAACTTAACAAATACTTAAACAACATACTAAAAACAAATGATGATTATGTAATTGCATCTGATACCGATTCTGTTTACTTGACTATGGATAAACTTGTTACTGAAACAATCAAAAGTGATAATGTGTTAAGTAAAACAATAAAATTTCTAGACAAAGTTGCATCAGAATCTATTGAACCATATATTACAAAATCATACGAACAACTTAAACAATATACAAATGCATATGCAAACAAGATGATTATGAAAAGAGAAGTGATTGCAGATAAAGGTATCTGGGTTGCAAAGAAAAGATATATTCTTAATGTCTGGAATAGTGAAGGTATTTCGTATAACGAATCTAAATTAAAGATTATGGGTATTGAAGCAGTTAAGTCTTCAACACCTGCGATGTGTAGAGCAAAGATTAAAGATGCATTAGAACTTATAATGACAAGTGACGAAAAAGAATTAAATCAATTTATTAGAACTTTTAGAGAAGAGTTTTTAAATGTTAATCCAGAACTTATATCTTTTCCTAGGTCAGTAAAAGGTTTGTCAAAGTATTTTGATAGTGGTACTACATTTAAGAAAAGTACACCTATGCATGTTAAGGGTGCTTTGATTTACAATCATAAAGTAAAACAAAACAAACTAATAAACAAATATCCTTTGATACAAGAAGGTGATAAGATTAAGTTTGTTTATCTTAAACAACCAAATCCTTTTACTTCAAATGTAATTACATTTATGACTAAATTACCTAAAGAGTTTGACATACACAGTTTTGTAGATTATGAAACACAGTTTGAAAAAGTTTTTGTTGAACCCTTGACATTAATTTTAAATACGATAAGATGGTCCGTAGATAGAACCTATGGTACTCAAGGAACTTTAGAGGATTTCTTTTGATAGGTAAATTACTTATTGAACATATAGAACAAAAGGCACCAGAACATGAAGTGGCAATACTTTTATCTGGTGGTGTAGATTCTATATCTGTTGCTTTTGCTGCACATCTTGCTTTCAAAAAATTAAGATGTTATAGTTTTCAACTTGATAACAAACCATCTTATGATTATGCCAAGGCAGAAGAAATCTGTAAAATTATGAATTGGGATTTTGTAGGTGTAAATATACCTACTAAAAATTTAGAAAAAGATTTTCATAGATTAGTAAAACATGGGTGTCAAAAGAAAACACATTTCGAATGTGTATATCCTTTCTTATATGTTTATGAGTGGATTAAAGAGAAATATGTTTTGTCTGGTTGGGCTGCAGATGGATATTATGGTGTAAGTAAAAAAGCTTGTATGCATTATAAAGAACCTAAAAGTTTATTCGATGAGTTTAGAAATGATTATTTTAAAAGAGAAAATCGTGCTGGTTATTTACAACATAAGAAGTTAGCACAGAAACATAATAAAGTTTTTGTTACACCATATTTAGATAAAGCAGTTAAGAAATACTTTTACAAATATAATTGGTATGAATTAAATAGACCTTTTCAGAAACATAATATTAGAAATGCTTTTAAATCATACTTTGATAAAGTTGGTAAAGTAAAAAATCATTTAAACTTACAGCTTGATAGTGGTATCGCAACACTATTTGAAAGTCTGCTAAATAATAATAAAATAAACTTTAATAAAAGAAATCGCATGTTAGAGGTTTACAAAGACTGGAAAGTATGTTACAATGGTGACACTTCATTGGAGAATTTTTTTGTATAAGAAGTATTATTTAAAAGATGTTATTGAAGCATCTAAACAAGAAAAGTTTACAGTAATATCTACATTCGCTGGTGGTGGTGGTTCTTCTACTGGTTATAAACTTGCAGGTGGTAAAGTATTACTTGTAAATGAGTTTGTAGAAGCTGCAAGACAAACATATAGTGATAATTATTCTGATACTCAAATATTACCACAAGATATTAAATCACTTACAGGTTTTGATTTTTTAGATGCTGCAGATATTATACCTACTGAATTAGATATATTAGATGGTTCACCACCATGTTCTGCATTTAGTATTTCAGGTAAAAGAGATAAAGGTTGGGACCAAGAGAAAGTATATTCAGATGGTAAGAAAGTAGAAAATATAGAAGATTTATTTTTAGAATATGTTAGAATTGCAAAAGAGATACAACCAAAGATTATCGTTGCAGAAAATGTTAAAGGTATTACTGCAGGTGAAGCCAAGAAGAAGTTAAACGAATTTATTAATGCATTTCAAAATATAGGTTATGATGTAACTTATAAAGTTATGAATGCAGCACATTATGGTGTACCACAAGCGAGAGAACGAACTATGTTTGTTTGTGTTAGAGAAGATGTTTGCGAAGCTGTTGGTTTAAATTTT